AGATGGTTGGAATCCTTTTGCCTGAGCCTTAAACATCTTGAATCCAATCATATAAGTTTCCAAATAAGCACACTCAAATCTATTATAAGCACTAATTTTACATCTGTATATTTTTTGTAGCTTCTGTGCTCAATCCAAGAGCAACAGTGGCTTTGGCTGTCGCTTTGAATATCTTCATCACGTTTGATCCAGCCAGAGTAGTCCCTTTTGCTGCTGCTGCCAACTGAGAATAATTATCTGCGGCAACTTGAAGATTCAATCCTAATTCTTTTGAAATTTGAACAACTTGCGAAAATGCATTTGCAGCGGCTTCTGATGATCCCAGCGCAGTCGTTAATGACGCATTGATCTTATCAATTTGTGATGCAACATCTGTAAAATATTTCAGTGTTTGAAAACCTGCGAATGAAGATATTGCAGCGAGGGCATATTTTGATAGACGTGACAAGCTACGATTTAATGAATCAACAGATGTCTTTGTCAGTTTAATTTCTTTTGTAGCACGGGGATTGACGATAGTTTGTTTAGAACTCTTCGCCGTTGCACTTGACAGCTTATCAACAGATTTGTCCAGTTTTTCTACGGCGGTGAATGCTTTTTTCACCGTATCGTATTCGATGATAATACCAATTCTAGATTCAGACATGCTATTTAACCCCATTCATATCTGTATTTACAGATTGGTTTTTGGAAATTTGGTCAGCTTGGAAATCCAAAATTACATTTTTCATTGCTATTAGAATTTCAATATCTTGATGATGAAACTCTACACCATGCAGGTTACTGAATGCAGAAATTTCTTGTAGTGTGAGGTTTGATCCGCCACATGATGAAAAGATCGGTATTAACCATGCCATTTTTGCTGGTGGTAATGGGACAGGTGGTGTTTCCTGCCCCATTTGACGTGCATACGATAATTTTGAATCACGCATGGATATTCCACTATCACCAACATGCGTTTCTTCAATTTCTATTTTCAACCAAGAGAGGAAATTCTCTATTTCTTCCTTGGTTGCTTCGTAAAATTTTCTTGATTTGATGCAAAAGCAATGATTTCTTCCCTGAGATTCGGCATTGCTTCAATTAAACCCTTGAATGACTCAATCGAGAATGGTTCTTTTGTTTCACCGTCGAAACTGATCCCATCCCATTCTACAACAAGTAAATTCAAAAGTTCATTCTGTGATTCTTCAATGGATGATACAGTCTCGTAATCAACACTCATAAGTTCTAATGGATTCAGTGAGTCTTGATCGATTTCACCATTTTTAATTTTGACATTTGACTTCTTCAACATGACTGCACGTGATTGATCAATAATATGCATAAGACGACGAGCATCACGCATTGGTAGTGGGTTCTTGATAACTAGATATGCTTCTTTGTTAATCTCGAATTTCGCTGTTGAATTGGGTTTGATTGCGCCAACATTGAGCATTGTATGTTCCTTCTGTTAAATCCGTAATTATATTTAGGGCTTGAACATACAAAAATGCGCAGGGATTTTCATGTCCCCACGCATTTTCACGGATTTAACTATTATGCTCGGGTGATCTGGAGCGTACTTTGCGAAGCAGAGTCAAAGAGCGCCTGAATGTTAAACGTCGCGGAAATCACTTGATCCGAACCTTGAATTGGAATGTCAGAACTTGTCAAGCGAACACGAGGCATCAAATATGTATAAGTCATACCACTAGCTGCGTCGGTTAGAGTAAATTCAATCGAAATATCATTACCAGCAACGAAATCTGAATAACCGGAAGTCAATGAGTCAAACAGTGTAGTGATCTGACCTGATACTGACATCTGGCCTGGTGTGATACAGTTAACACTACTCGATCCAAGAACATAATTTGGAGTAAGGTTACGTGTCAGTTCGAGTTGCAATGCAGTTACCACGCTAGAAGTAACACCGTTGATCTTAACGGATGAAACGCTTACACCGTCAAATGGTGAAAAGTTCGATCCATTGTTTGTTGGTGTTGGATTTACGCCATGAGTAGTAAAGAGTGCAGCAGCTAGAGTTGATTGTGTCCCTGCTGAATATCCAACCCACGAAATTGATCCAGTTGAGATAGAATTTGGCTTGATGTCCATACTAACAGAATTGACGTGACATCCAAGGAATTGACGTGAAATACCAGTATCAGTAGCAAGAACTTCAATTGTATAACTTGGCATATACAGATAATCTGCTGATGCAGTGTTCAAGTTCGTTTTCAGGACAGCACCAAAAGATGTTAAAGTAGCTGATGCACCTGTTTCGGCAACAAGCAAGTTTTTAGTGTCAACCACGGTGACAGTCGTAGATGTTACTGCGGCTACCTTATATGCACCACTATTCAATGGTGAAGTAACAGTAATCCAATCTCCAACAGCGATGGCAGGAGCAGTAGTCAGGCCGGTTAGTCCAGACATGACTTTTGTAGTGGCATTTACGGCGAATGTCGTTGAAGTGACGTTTTTTGATGGAACATACCGACCACCGAGCACGGCTTCAAAAGCGAAATCTTGCTCTAGGGATGTCAATTCGATACCAAAATCACCAGAAACATTCTGGTTGCCTAATCGTGAGTCAAGAATTTGTTGATTTGATACAATTTTACTTGATGTGAATGAATCACGGTTTAGCTGTAGATTGACCGAGGTAGGAACAAAACTGTCGCCCTTCGTCGAGGTGGCGGGTGTGGTGCCAGCGGTTGCTTCTTTAATGTATGTGACCTGAGTGGCGGAACCAGTTGAACAACTCATGTGTTAATCCTTTTTTCAAAATAGCAATTATCAAGTATATTTATGATAAATCGCCGGTATTCAATTTTTCATGTTGATACGCACGAAAACCAGTCCACTCGTAATGGCAACATCAACCAATAATCCTCTTGATTGATAGTAAGAATAGAAACATTTTCAATGGAAATCTTTGTTGTGTTTTTAACGATTGTATGACCGCGTTTGAATTTCGTTTGGATCAATTCTGCTATCTGCAAGACTTTATTTCGTCCATTATTAGTTGGGGCAAAAATATCGATAGCCATGATTCCACGATGCAGGTTATAACCACCCATATTTTCATTACCGATTGTCAGTCCAAGGTTTGTTGCAGGTAGGTGTGTGATGCGGCACCATTCTGTATCTGGTTTTGAAAATTTGACGCCTTCATATGCTGTTGGTGGAATAGATACTATGCTCGCAAAATCTGATTCCAATGCAATGTAAATATCACGATTCATGACAATTCTTTCACGGTTATTGCCACGATACCTTGTGGTGCTTGCATAGATGATCCATCTTCGAGGACTTGTGCATATGGCAGGTTATTTGTAATGTGTATTGAGTCAGTTGGCTTTGCTGTATTGATAACGGGGACACCAGCTTCGAATGCCATTTGCCCCATATTGTTTTCGTCATATTCCAATGATGGATTATTGATTGATACAATCCAGTTACTTTTGAATCTTCCGGTATCTACAGGTGATTTCAATATCAATGATGCCAGTGCTTTCATTGCGAGTTTTCTGATATGCTTTGCTGTGTCTTTTTCGACCTGTTCCAGAATACTCATTTTCCAACCCTCAATATCTTGATGATTTCAACATTTGAAGGATTCAGGGATTTTACATCTTTGATTTGATATGTTTTGCCATTGATAGTAACGTGATCTTCTGGATAACATTCAATGGATTCTACTATCAGTTTGAAATCGTCTCTTTGAATATTTTGAAATTCATCATTTTGAATATTCAATCGAACACCAAGAACCTGAGTTGCTGATGTAGCATTTGTGACTGATTGAGTAGCTGGATCGTATGTGCCACCGCTGGATACAATTACGTCAATCGATTGCCCAAATTTTTCAAGCAATTTTTTTGCAACATCTTTTGATTTGGTATAGTCAAACGCCACGTCTGATTGCCCCCGTCAATTTTACCTTCAATAATCCATTGAGATGATAGAATGCTTTATTGATTTCATCTGGGTTCTTGTAAGTTTGCATGGCTGTTGATGACGCTGTTTCAAAATATTCTGTTGATGTTTCAAGTGAATCAACTTTATCGTATTGTTTTTTGACGATACCACCTGTTGTATTAGATGCAACGCCAAAATCATTACGGTGTGTGAATAGTCCATGCATATGATCATATAGTGCCAATTCCGCTGTTGCCCTCTGTAAGCCCACAGGAACGCCGTACACGGGGTATCCAGCTTCATCTTGGATCATCACTGCGGGGAAGTGTAATGCCTGTGTAGCTGTTGATTTATAGCCTTTGAAACGATAACGGAATTTTCCCTCAAGGAACATGGTTGCGATTACAAGTTTTGCTTCTTTTTGATCCTGCGACAAACCAAGCCAATCGTAGTTGTTAATCAACTCAAAATGTTCATCTGCAAATTGCACATGACAATAAGAATTGGCAGATTCTTTTCCTGATCCATCTTCAACAATAAATTGTATCATTTCTTAGAACCTTTTTTTGATTCAAGTTCTTTGATTTGCTCTTCTAGCACTTTGATTTTATCTTCTAACATTGTGCATCTCTTGTTGAACTCTACGATGACGGATAAAATCTCTGCATGGCCTGATGAATTACCACCAATTCGCACTTGTTGTTCAATCTGTTTTTGAAAGCGTTCGAAAATTGTTAAATCTGACATATCTGACTCCTTTACAATCTATTTATGAAAAATCCCCCACCGTAATTAAACGATGGGGGACAATGACTACATTTTTTTGTAGTTCTAGTTATAGAGCATGGATGTAGCAGTAAGCACCGACTTGTTCTGGAGCAAAAACTCGTGTCCACCTAGTAGTAGTTTTCAGGTCAGCGTTCGAGACCGTGGCACCGTTTGCTAGAGTTGGTGGTGTGAATGAGAAACCACGAATGGTCAAAGCGTTATCCATACGTGTGTATAGATAATCCTCACCTGCACCGATTGCTGGGTCACG